TTGGTCTTATGATGAGTTAGATAAATTACGTACAGAGTTGCCGTTATCTAAATGGCAAGCTCAATATCAACAAGATCCTACTTCTGAAGAAGGCGCTATTGTTAAGCGTGAGTGGTGGAACGTATGGGAAAAAGAAATACCTCCTCCTTGTGATTTTATTATCCAGTCATGGGATACTGCGTTTACTAAAAATGAACGTTCTGACTATTCAGCATGTACAACTTGGGGAGTATTTTTCAAAGATGAGAATCCTCATGATCCAAATATTATTTTGTTGGACGCTTTAAAAGAACGTATGGAGTTTCCTGAACTCAAAGGCCGTGCTATGGAGATGTATCAAGAATGGCAGCCTGATGCGTTTATTGTGGAAGCTAAGGCTTCAGGTGCACCATTGATCTTTGAATTAAGACGTATGGGTATTCCTGTTCAAGAGTTTACGCCAACTCGTGGTAATGATAAAATATCACGTATGAATTCAGTATCTGATTTATTTGCATCAGGCAAAGTTTGGGCACCAAGAAAAAGGTGGGCTGAAGAAGTCATAGAAGAGTTAGCTGCTTTCCCAAACTCAGATCACGATGACTTGGTGGACTCAACAACCCAAGCCCTATTAAGATTTAGACGTGGCGGGTTTATTCCACTTCCAAGTGATGAACCAGATGAGCCACGAGAATTTAGAAGGAGAGTAGCTTATTATTAAGACCAGATATTGGGTAAGAGACAACGCTATCTCTCATGAGATGTGTGATCTTATTATCAAAGAAGCAGGAATGAATAAGGCTTTTGAAGGTGGATTCATGAAAGAAGGTGAGACATGGACCAATCCTGCTATGAGAAATACCAAGATTGTATTCAATGAACCTACTTCAGTGGTAGGTTGTATCATGCAAACTTATATACATTTAGCTAATTCTTTGGTTTGGAACTACCATATTGGCTATATTGAGCCTGTTCAAATAGGCAAATACACCACTGGCAGCCATTATGATTGGCACGTAGATTCATACGATCCTGACGAAAACAATATGCAAAGGAAGCTAAGTGCTGTATTATTACTGTCTAAACCCACCGAATACTCAGGTGGTATGTTAGAATTAAAGGATATTAAAACCCCACTACCTAAATTATCCAAAGGTAGCATTATTGTTTTCCCATCGGTTTTACTACACCGTGTGACTGAAGTGACGAATGGAACCCGTTATACTGCAGTGGCATGGTCAATAGGACCCGCTTTTAGATAAGGACTAATATGGCTATAGAAAAAGCATTATACGAAGCACCACAAGGTTTACCAGCTATTGATGAGCAACCTGTGGAAATTGAAATCCATGATCCGGAAGCTGTAGATATTCATACAGCAGATGCAGACATTCACATTGAGAAAGAACGTGTGGATGAAGATTTTGGAAAGAACTTAGCTGAAGATATTGGTGAAGGCGTATTAGCACAAATAGCGGGAGATCTTGCTGGGGATTTTGATGCTGACGTTGATTCAAGAAAAGACTGGGTGCAAACCTATGTAGATGGTTTGGAACTTCTAGGTCTTAAGATTGAAGAACGTAATGAACCATGGGAAGGTGCTTGTGGCGTTTATCATCCTATTCTAGCTGAAGCCGTAACTCGTTTCCAATCTGAAACTATTATGGAAACTTTCCCTGCGGCAGGTCCAGTCAAAGGTGAAATCATTGGTAAAGAAACACCTGAGAAAAAAGAAGCTATGGAACGTGTCGTAGCGGATATGAATTTTCAACTCACTGAAAAGATGAGTGAGTTTAGATCTGAACAAGAAAGAAACTACTGGGGTGTAGCTTTATCTGGTAACGGATTTAAGAAGGTCTACTTTGATCCAGGACTTGATCGTCAGATTTCAGTTTATGTTCCATCAGAAGATTTAGTATTACCATATGGTGCGGCTAACATTGAAACAGCAGAGCGTGTAACCCATGTGATGCGTAAGACTGAAAATGAATTACGCAGACTTCAACTTGCTGGTTTTTATAGAGATGTAGATTTAGGTGACCCACAAAATACATTAGATGAAGTTGAAAAGAAAATTGCAGAGAAGTTAGGCTTCCGTGCAACAGTAGATTCAAGATACAAGTTGCTAGAGATGCAAGTTGATCTTGATCTTCCAGGTTATGAACATACAGATGAAAAAGGTAATCCTACTGGTCTTCAACTTCCATACATTGTGACATTAGAAAAAGGTAGCAATACTGTTTTATCTATTAGACGTAACTGGGAGCCAGATGATGATACATTCCAAAAACGTCAGCACTTTGTTCACTATCCATACATTCCAGGTTTTGGTGTTTACGCTTTTGGACTTATCCATCTGATTGGAAGTTTTGCTAAATCAGGCACATCCATATTACGACAACTCGTTGACGCTGGATCACTTGCAAATCTTCCAGGTGGATTTAAGACCCGTGGCCTCAGAGTCAAAGGTGATGATACACCAATTGCTCCAGGTGAATTCCGTGATGTAGACGTTCCAAGCGGTGTGATGAAAGACAACATCATGCCATTGCCATATAAAGAACCAAGCCAGACTTTAATGACGTTACTCAATCAAATCATTGACGAAGGTAGACGTTTTGCTTCAGCTGGAGATTTAAAAGTAGCTGATATGTCTTCTAACAGTCCTGTTGGCACAACATTAGCTATCTTAGAACGTACATTAAAAGTGATGAGTGCTATTCAAGCTCGTATGCACTTTTCATTTAAGTCTGAATTAAAGTTACTTAAAAAGATTATTGCTGATTATGCACCAGAAGATTATTCATATGAACCTTCTAGTGGTGATCGTACAGCACGTAAAGCTGATTACTCAATGGTTAATATCATTCCAGTATCAGATCCAAACGCAGCTACGATGTCTCAAAAGGTTGTTCAATATCAAGCGGCTTTACAGTTATCACAAACTGCTCCACAGCTTTATAATCTTCCATACTTACATAGACAAATGTTAGATGTATTAGGTATTAAGAATGCTGAAAAGCTTATTCCAATGCCTGATGATATGAAGCCTTTAGATCCTGTAACTGAAAACGTAAATGCTCTCAAGAATCAACCATTAAAAGCTTTCCCTTACCAAGATCACCAAGCCCATATTCAAATTCATATGGCAGCTATGAATGATCCTAAAATTAAACAGGTCATTGGTCAAAACCCACAAGCGCCTATGATTATGCAAGCTATGCAAGCACATATCACAGAGCACGTAGGTCTTGAGTATAAACGTCAAATGGAACAAGGTATGGGTATGTCTATACCTGACTTTAGTAGTGATCCAGATGCTGGCTTTACACCAGAACAAGAAATGGCTATTACTCGTATGGCTGTTCCTACTGCTCAAAACTTACTCAATCAAAATCAAACTGCTGTTGCTGCACAACAAGCGCAACAAGCCGCAAATGATCCAGTGATCCAGATGCAAATGAAAGAGCTACAGTTAAAAGCGCAGGAGATTGACATCAAGATGCGTAAGATGCAATTAGATGCTGCGGGTAAAGCAGATCAACTTGAGATTGAAAAACAACGTATTGCAGCTCAAAAAGAAATTGCGGGTATGCAAGTAGGTTATAAAGCTCAAGCTGAGAAAGCAGCACTTGCTACTAAAACTAAAATTGAAGGCATGAAGATTGGTGTGAATGCAGCCCATAACAAACAACAGGTTGAAGATACACGTCAACTTAATGCCATCAAAATAGCAGCAGACCTCAAGAAACATGAGGACAATTTAAAACAACCTTCAAACAAGGAAACTGAATGAATGAATATGGAGCAATACTCAAGGAGATAGATGAGCAAGTCACCAGCTTGCAAGGTTATTTAGGTAGTGGCAGAGCCAAAGACTATGCCGAGTACCAAAATATATGTGGAAAGATTTCAGGTCTACTTTCTACACGAAGATACATTGAAGACCTAAAACAATATATGGAGAACTCAGATGAGTGAACTACTAATCGGATCAAACCCCGATGATGTAAATGCAACAACAACTCTTCCCCAAACGGATGAGGAAAAAGCAAAGCAACTTCCAGTACCACAAGGCTACAGAATGTTATGTGCCTTACCAGAAGCAGAAGAAAAGTTTGACAGCGGTATTGTCAAATCTACTGAAACCATGAGAAACGAAGAAGTATTATCTACAGTATTCTTTGTAGTTGATATGGGTCCAGATTGTTACAAGGACGAAAAACGTTTCCCTACAGGACCGTGGTGTAAAAAAGGAGATTTTATCCTTGCCCGTCCTAACACAGGCACACGATTAAAGATTCATGGTCGTGAATTCCGATTAATCAATGATGATTCCGTTGAGGCAGTAGTTCAAGATCCTCGTGGAATTAGTCGTGTTTAGGAGGATATATGGCTGAAGAATTTAAATTCCCAGATGAAATTGAAGAAGAAATTAAGGCTCCAGAAGTAGAAAAAGAACCTGAAGCTAAGATTGAAATTGAGGTAGAAGATGATCGTCCTATTGAAGATCAAAAGAACGCTACTCCACTACCTGAAGCAATTGTAAAAGAAGTTGAAGAAGATAATTTAGAAGAATACTCTAAAGAAGCTAAACAACGTCTATTACAGATGAAAAAGCTTATCAATGATGAGCGTAGAGCTAAAGAACAAGCACTTCGTGAACAAGAAGAGGCTGTCCGTGTAGCGCAATCATTGTTAGATGAGACTAAAAAACTTAAAAGCCGTCTATCAGATGGTGAAAAAGTGTATGTAAGTACTGCTAAAGAGAACGTAACCCGTGAACTTGAAGCGGCTAAAAAGGCTTATAAGGAAGCATACGATTCTGGCAATTCTGATCTTCTTGTGGAAGCACAGGAGAAATTAACAGAAGCTAAGATGAAATCTAATGAAATTGAACGTTATAAGCCACAATATGACGAAAGTTCTTTACAAAACACTGAAAATGAGGTACAAATACCACAATCGTCACAACAACCACGTTTGGATTCAAAAACCCAATCTTGGCTAGATAAAAATAGCTGGTATGGTGTGGACGAAGATATGAGTTTCCTTGCAATGGGTATTCATAAACGCCTGGAGAAAGACGGAGTTCCTACCGGATCCGACCATTACTGGAGCGTCATTGATACCGAGATGCGCAAACGTTTCCCTGAAAAATTTCAGACCGAAACAACAGAGACCAAAGACTCTGCCAAAAAACCTGCTACGGTTGTAGCACCTGCAACAAGATCTACATCCCCAAAAAAGATTAGACTTACGCAAACGCAATTAGCTTTGGCTAAGAAGTTCAAACTTTCTCCAGAGCAATATGCTATGGAATTAACTAAATTGGAGTCCCAAAATGGCTGAAAATAGAATTCCCCGTGATATAGAAACCCGTCAACAAGTAGAGCGTCCAAAAGCTTGGACCCCTCCTGAGTTGCTACCAGAACCAGATAAGCAAGCTGGTTATGCGTATAGATGGATTAGAGTTTCAATGCTTAACGTTGCTGATCCGAAAAATCTCTCCTCTCGTTTAAGAGAAGGATGGGAACCAGTAAGAGCAGAAGAACAACCTAAGTTTTCCTTGCTAGTTGATCCCGATAGTCGTTTTAAAGACAACATTGAGATTGGCGGACTATTACTCTGTAAAGCTCCTCAAGAGTTTGTTCAAGCCCGTATGGACTATGAGAACAATATGACTCAACAGCAAGCTGAAGCGGTAGATAATAGTTTCATGCGCCAAAATGATGCACGTATGCCTTTGTTCTCAGAACGTAAGTCTACAGTATCTTTTGGTAATAAAAATTAACTATATTAGGAGTTTTAAATGGCATATCCTTCAGTACCGGCCCCTTACGGCCTAAAGCCAGTTAATCTAATTGGTGGTCAAGTATTTGCTGGTGCAACACGTAACTTCCCTATCGCTAATGGTTCAGCGACTGCAATCTATAATGGTGACGCAGTTAAGATCCAAAGTGATGGTACA